CTTTTCGTGCCTTTACTTCCACGCTTAGTTTGTGCCAAGGTTCTTGTCTTATTTCTATGTCGTAAGGGAAATCTGGTATCGCTCCGCTCATTGGTTGTCGCCGTGCTTTTATTCCGTGTTTAACAAACTCCTTTACAAGTTTTGCTTCTACTCTATATCCCTTGCTCTTGCTAAACTTTCCCATTTTTTGGCTCTGTATCTGATGGTGCGTGTGCATACCAATCTGTGCCTAATACTTCTAGGTTTCTTGCACCTACACCTTTGGTTAATTTATTTTTCTTCACTAATTGCATACATATTTTATGTGCTTGTGAAGGTGATGAGAACGCTAGATGTTCTGCAATCTCTTTATAAGATGGGCTAAACCCATACATACTTAAAAAGTCTTTTACAAACTTTAATACACGTGCTTCATTTGCGGTCATAAATCCTCCTATCGTACCTAAAATCTTTAAATCGTGTGCACTTCATAGCGGCTACATTAACTACAGAATTTTTGAATTGTTCTTGCACACTCCACCACGTAAAGACGTTACACTTGGCTAGTAAAGGTACAGCATACTTCATATATAATCTACCTTCATATTCTAACCATAGTGTAACAACAAATATTTTAAACATTAGATTGGAATCTCATCATCAAAATCATCAAGGCCTTCTTTTTCAAATCCTCGTGGTTTTGATTTTTCATCTGTAGTTACAGATGGTGTAGAGTTATCAGATTTAGAATCCATAAGTTTCATTTCTGAATTGAACCTATCTAAGTGTATCTCAGCTTTGGTTCGTTTTTCACCATCTTCGGTTGTCCAATCCCGATATGTTAATCTTCCCTCCAATAAAACCCGACTACCTTTCTTACTATATTTAGAAAGTATGTCAGCAATCTTATCGTCCCAAACAACAACTTTGTGCCATTCGGTATCTTTCTCGCCTTTAACTACTCTGTTTGTAGCTAAAGACAAGATGGCGTAATTAGATCCTGCACCTGTTTGTTTTATTTCAGGGTCAGCACCTAGATTACCTATCAATGTAATTTTATTATACACTTTGTAGTTCCTTTCGTTTAGATTCATATTTAGCTACAGCCATTTGATACAATCCCGGATTAGATTTCTTGGCTTTAGCTATGTTTACTTTTGCCATTTCATAATATCCGGTAGCTTGTTTAATAGTTTTGCTACCTTCAATATTAGTAAGAAATGTTTTAATAGCGTCATCATCTGCAGAACCTATCTTCTGATCTGTTGTATCAAACTCATCTTCTGAATATACAAAGCCGTGTAATCCAACAAGTTTAAGTATGGCTCTATCTACAGCACGTTTCTCTGCCATTGCATATGGATAAGCAACCTTACTATTTTTAGGACTTGCTTCTCCGTAGGTAATGACTTTCATTTTGTCATTGTGTGCATAGCATTTAACTACTGCAATACCTTGTGCAGAGTTTGTTTCTACTTCAAGTATGTCATCAATGACAACACCTGCTTTAGCTCCAACAAGTTCACAGTATTTGTGCAACATAACTAATGTTGCTTTACCACCACGCTTTAGTTCCCAGAGTGCGTGTTCGGGTTTAAGATCATACTCTTGTAGTATTTTCTTTACTCTTGGTTCAATGTTACCCATCATATTAACCTCCTTTGTTTTCTTTGATGGTTAGGTGTCCTGCTTTTGTTCGTGATATTTTGATACCACCACCTTCAGCAAGACGACAGTTGGCAGGTATTAGTTCTTTCAATACCTTACCAACTGCTCGGTGTTGATCGTATGGTATTTTCGTTTCACGCCAAGTATGTGCATTAGCTACAAACTCATTGTTCTTCTCCATATCAATACGAATCATATCGTTTACTTTTATGTTATTTGTATAGTCTTGTATTATTTTTTCTGCTTTTATATTTTCTGGTTCTTTGTCATTTAATATATGTTGCTTCCAAAAGGTATCTTCCATTTCGTAAAGCATCTTTATGTAATCATTATCGTATGTTATTTCACACCATTCGTATCTCATATTACCAAAAATTACTGAGAGGTACGCTCTATCCATCATTGCAACTTGCATATAATGTTGTAGCTGAGGCATATATTTTCGTATAACATTTTCTAAAGTGTTGTTGGCATTGGTATGCTTACACTCTAGGACACATATTTTGTCACTAACATTTACCATTCCATCAAGACTAGCGTGGCGAAATCCATCTGTGAATTCGTGTTGATTACTAGCCGGTAATAGTTTATGTCCTGTTTCCTGAACAAACCATTGCTTGTTTAATTGTTCTGTAACAATGCCGATTTGTACAGGTAACACCCGATCCAAGTTGGCAGGTTCTTGACGCCCTGTCTTTTCTTTCCAGAGTGTGTGCCAATCACCTTCCATAATGCGTACAGCATCTGAACCACCAAGTGTTTTAGGTCGTTCTACTTTTTTCTTTGGTTGCATATTATACTCCTTTCGTATCTATTTTATAGCACTTTTGTACTATGTTTGCAAACTTTTTTGTCTTTAAATATGTATTCTCTATGAACAACATTCCGTGTTCGTATGGTGGTTCATAGATAGCAATAAAGTCTGCAGGTACAGGCAACCTCCTGTACTTGTAAGTCTTAATTAGTTCCATTGTGTATTGTTCTATAATACATTGTGGATATTTTGCTAAGATATCTTTGTATATTTTTAGACCAAGTTCATTAGGTACATCACATCCAAATGTAGAGGCACACATTTCTATTGCTGTACCTACATACTTTGGATTTGCAGGTTTCATATAATCTTTGCAATCTAATAAAACATTGTTTAGATTATGTAAATTTAGAACTGCTTCTTTTTCTGTACCTATATACTCTTCAACCTTGTCGTTTTTTATCGCCAATAGCAAAGACATTATGTATTCGTTCACGGCGTTCTTGAGTGTCTGCGGCGGTTTGAGTGTTATTGGTCGTGAATTTTTTGGCTCGCAGTAACCAAGATCGGAAAGCATATTGCCAATCCGATTTAGTTGTTCCACTTGCCCGATAATGGTTGATAAAGATTTTAAGTTCGTTGTCATAGTTATACCTTTCACCAAACTCTTCTACGATCCATTGCTTAGTGTCAAAGCTAGGTGTAAATCCCTTTGGTATATTTGTTAAGTGAACATTCAAAATGATATTGAAGCCAAGCACCTGACACCAATTAAAAAAATTTATAGTGCTTGGTTGCTTCTTACCACATTCCCATAGTGATACAAGACTATCCGATACACCAAGTTTCTCTGATACTTCTTGAGAAGATAATCCTAGGTGTTGTCGGCGTTCCTGCAAATCTTTGATTGCATATTTATACATATGGACTTATCAGAATTTCACATTCGGAATATGATAAATCATCTGCACAACTTTGTCTAACTTCAAGGAACTTTGTGTCCTTAAACTTAGGTAAAGATAGCAATAACCTTGCATAATATGGTTTGTGGTTATTATTTATTTTGAATTTTTTATCAGTTGTATCTACCATTGTTTCCCACCGAACACGATTGATAAGCATTTCGCTTGATAATCTTTTGTGTCCAAGATGAGCCATATCGGTAGCAAACGATAGGTACAGATCCCAAACTCTTGGATTGTCCAAATGAAAATCAATGAACTCGCAAGTGTTTGGCGACTTACCAAACTTTAAAGTTTTACGATCAAACTTTAAATATGGTTCATACATTCTATGATTTTTAAATTTTCTAAAAGCCATAATATACTCCTTTGTTTTTATGGTTTAATGGTGGGCAGTAGTTAACGGAGACGAACCCTCTACTGCCCATAATAGTGGGCATTAGTCCGTGGAGTACTAATGCCCGTTAGGCGTTTGCTCATAACTAGGTACGCCCAAACCTATACCATTGCAAGGGACAACAACAAACTAAGAACCCTTGCATATGATTCTATAAATATTCAGACCAAAACTCATTCCACATTTCTAATGTAATTGCATTATACTCTTCGTCGTGTTTGAGTGATGGCTCAAGAGAACCCTCTGCTCTTGCATTTGGAAATAGTGGTGATGATAATATTGTTGGTTTGAATGGTCGTACTGCATACCGGAACTCCTGAATAGTTTCAGACTCTCCAAGTCTTGCGACAACCTCATCAAATATTTGATCTTCTCGCATAATATATCCCTTTCGTACTACTATTATACTATTAATATTCTACTATGCAACAAGTTCTTGCCATTGTTTTGAACCTAGTGCTTTAGCTACTTCATCTTCTCTACGCTTACGAATGGCGTGTCCACGCTCTCCGTCAGTATGAGTAGACCAATAAGTCATAGCATTGTACAACGCCCACTTAGTTCTACCAAGTGTTCGTGCCTCACGATCAAAACCTTCAAGTAATGTTTCAGTTCTTGTTACATTGTAAGGTATAGAATTTGTAGAACGCTTGAATGTTTTAGCTACAGTTTGTTCTAAAAATCTTTGCACAGAATTGGGATGTAACTTGATGTTTGCCCATTGAGCATAGTCCATACCAGAGTCCATAAAGAAATCAACACCTGTTTTTACACGATCTGTAATACTTTGAATGTTTACATTTGTTGTATGTTTGAATCGTAATGTAGAAGC